TTATGATGGCGAACCTGTATATGAACGGGTGGACGATACTATGCAGGTGTAAAGATGATAAAAAATAACTAATTTTTATTTAAAAATTAGTTATCTATTATTAAAATTGAAAATTAAAGACTTTACTAATTATAAAATAGTTTAAATCAAAAACACAAAGCGCTTCAAAACAAGACTAAGAAAGTAAGTTATATTCTTCATGAACTATGAAGAAATATACGATGATAATGTGATTTGGTGGGATCAGGCTATAGCTTCTCTTATAAATAATTGGATTGATAATATTGCTATTTTTTGGGTTCCCGTCATGAATTGATAAAGTTAGCTGATGGTAAAATAGCACTAACAAATACGTTCTTGATAAGGTTTGATTTATACTTTAATAAATATAAATAGTTGAGTCTTTCAAAATAGATGAAGACTTGATTAGTAATGTAGTATAAAGACAAATATAAATTTATAAGATTCTAAAAAAAAATTTGTTCTATAAAAATAATTTATAGTATAAGTTTATGCAATTTTTACTTTTCTATATAATTTAATAGTATTAATATTTAAATTCATAGAATATTTTGTGCAATTAAATATATCTATTTCTTTATTGATACTAATAATTTTAGACTTTATATCATTAATAGTTTCTTTTGATATGGTGTCAACTTTAAAATTGTCTTTTGATTTAATATATTTATTAAAACTATTAATATGTGTCTTGAGAATTTCATATTTATAATTACGAATAGAATATATACTATCATATTTATCTTTTAAACACATAATATCATTATCTACTGTTTGTAATATACGTTTACTATCATCAGATTTATTCATAGAATAATAATCATATAAGGCAATAAAAAGAGCAACACTTGCTGTAAAATGAATAGCATTGCTTATAGCTAAATCATTTGTTTTTTTAAAGGAGTTTAATGCAAAATTCATAATAATAAAAGGGTCTTTTTTAATGCATTTACGTTTATTACATGCTTCCATTTTATAATTAATAGAATTTAGTGATATGTATTAAAATGAAATAATGATACAATTTTTTTTGTATATTTAATTAAATAAAGTATTAACCATTGGTATAAATAAAATTCAAATATGAAAATAAAACCTTTTGTTCTTGTGAAGAAGGAAGAATAAAAGGTAATTTGGATATTAATTTTATTTTATTAGGTGATAATTTAGATTCATAATTAAATGTATAATTAAAAATACTCTTATCTATTGCAATACCGTGTCTTTCAATACGATCAATGGGATGAAGACCATATCTTAGATGAAATTTAGGCAAATAACAACATATAATTTTATCCCATTGATCGCGAATTATATTAAAACCATAAATACAACCATAATTATTAATAAATAATATTAAACCTGTATCTATATTATCCATGCTTTTTATAAATATATTAAAACTATTTATAATATAAAATTTTTTATTTCTATAATCATCTAAAATTTTTTGATAATTTTCTACAAATTCTTTATGCCAAATAGATTTTTCTTTATATACATCAGCTAAATACTCATCAGCATGGGTATAGATAAGTTTATACTTTTTATTTTTTTCATTTATAGACTCGTTGATATTTTCTCCATTGTTGTCAAGCCAATGATTAATTTTATCTATTGGTATATTTATATAAAAATTAATAATTTGATTAAGATAATTTTCAAAATTTACTAAAAACTTATCATTAATTTCATTTTCTAATATTTCATTTTCTAAAAATTTATTTTCATTTTCTAATATTTTATTTTCATTTTCTAATACTTCATTTTCATTTTCTAATACTTCATTTTCATTTTCTAATACATCATTTTCTCTTTCAAGATTATTAATTTTATTTTCTAAAAATTTCAAATAATTTTCTTCTTTATTATCATTATCTTCTACATCCTCTGCTTCTTCATCATCTTCTTCTTTGTCAGATTCTTCTTTGTCATCTTCTTCTTTGTCATCTTTTTCTTTGTTAGATTTTTCATTTTGTTTTTTAATATTTATATTTTTTTCTTTTAATTTTTTATTTAATTTTTTTAATTTTTTATTTAATTCTTTAAAATTATTATTATTATTTTTTAATCTTTCATTTGCATTTTCTAATTCTACTTCGTGAATTTCCTCTCCCCATACATTAATTTCATATTTTAATTCTTCATTTTTATCTTCTAATACTTCATTTTTATCTTCTAACACTTTAATTTCATTTTCTAACACTTTATTTTTATTTTCTAATTTTTCATTTAATTCTTTAAAATTTTTATTATCATTTTCTAATTCAATAATACAAACTGTATTAATAATATTTTTAATAAATAACAAAGATTCATTTTTATTATTTTCATTTTTTAATTCATCATTTTGTTTTTTAAGATTATTAATTTCTTTTTCTAATTCGTTATTTTTAATAAAATGTTTATTTTCATTTTTTAATTCTTTATTTTCATTTAAAAGTTGTAAAAATAATTGTTCTTTATTATATTTTTTTAATATATCTAAACAGTCAACAAAGTCAATTATTGATTCCATTTTTTATGTTATATTATCATTTATTAATATTAAATAATAATATATCAATTTTTTAATACTACGATAAATAATTTAATTATTTTTCTAAGTTATAATAATTAAAAACATGTTTAAATTACTATTATTATTTTCATATTTTCAAAATACTTATTTTTTTAATATACCAATAAATAATCATAAAACACAAGTTCATTTATATTTAGAAAAATTTAATACTAATTTAAATTTATATCACATTGGAATTAGCTTTAAAAATGATGATACAATTATAAGATATGATTATAGACCATTTTGTGAATCAAATAATTGCGACCCAAATAAATGTGAATATAATATAACTAATACTATAAATGAAGATTTAAAAAAAGAAGCAATATTAATTCAAAAATTATATAATTTTTATATAATAGAAAATATGCCTAATAAAACTATTTATTGGGGTGAAACAGATAAAACATTAGAAGAAGTACAATTATTTGAACAAAGTTTACAAAAAAAATATATTTTAGGCATTAATGATTGTCGTCATTATGTAAATCACTTTTCTAGATGGGCACTAAATAAACAAACACCTATTTGGAATTTACATAAATTATGGAATCAAATAAATTAATAATTATAATATTTTAAGTAGAACGAATATCTGGATAAGTAACATATACATAATCATCTAGTGTTACTCCATCTAACTCAGTATCTTCAATAGGTTTCGTATCAGAAACTATTTTAGTAATAACATTAACTATGTTCTTTATAACAGATAACACTACATTATTTTCTGTCTTATTTGTAGTATCAACCACATCTTTCATAGTAGCAAACATAAGCATTGCTTAAATTATTTGAATAATATAAGTAAAAATAAACTAATAAATTTTCAATTTTTTTATTAAATATATGTCTATATAATTTTTATTTTTAGTATCTATAAAGTTATTGCATATTTAAAAATTCTATAGAATTACTTTATTAAATTATTAATAAAAATTGAAAATTTAATTGTTTATGTTTTTATAGTAAATTAGTTTAGCTACTAGTGTCCTAACTGCATCGCAATGCTTGCTGATGAAGTTCGGCAAAAAGTTATCCAGCTTTATACTGATTTAAAGATTGTTATGCGTGCATTTAAAAACTGGAAGACTCAGGTTCATCTTTATACTCTTTCAAAGTTTGTTCTACGTCATGCATTTAAGAACTGGAATATTCTGGCTCAGAAACATGCTCAAGAACAGGCTAGTATTGTTCTTGCTCTGCATTTGGCACAGGCATATGCTCAACCGACACAGGTTCAACTGACACAGGTTCAACTGACACAGGCTCAACTAACACAGGTTCAAGAGGAAGAAGGTTTAAATCTGGCTCTGCAGGTTCAAAAGGAAGAAGATTTAAATCTGGCTCTGCAGGTTCAAGAAGAAGAAAATATAAAGCTGGCACGGTTTCTGTCGCAGGCTCAACCAACACAGGCTCGAGCACAACAACTGGCACGGCAGGCTCAAGAACATAAAGATTCAGAGCTAGCACAACAGCTGGCACGACAGTTTGAACAAGTTCAAGCTCAAGAGCAAACAGATTCAGAACTGGCAGAAGCTTTGAGTACGATACCTGACTTGGAGTAATAAGCACAATATTTGTAAAAGCCCAATACTCATAAGAATAAATTAATTTTTTATTTAAAAAATAATTTATTTATTTACTAAAAGTTATGTCTTTCTTTTTTTATTGTTTAAACAAATACTAAAAATTAAAATGTTTATTACCTTCTATATATAATTAATTTTATCAATATATATAATAAATGTCAACACAAAATAATATAAAAAATAAACAGCGTCTGAAACAAAAACAAGAAGAAGAAAAAGAGTATCTTGCACAAAAGCAAAAACGAGAGCTTCTAGTGCAAGAACAAAAACATAAACGACAGCTTATAAAACAAAAACAAAAACATGATCGTCAGACTCTTGTACTAGTTCAAAAGGAACAACGAACAGAACAAATTCTAGAAGAACAAGAGTTTTCAAACAAATATATTAGATTTTGTTCTTGTGTTCATATCTGGTTTCGTATGCGTATATGTATGTTTAAATTATGCACTAATATAGAAGAATCATAAATAACGTAAATAAAAAATATTTAGTCTAATAAAACAAGCACAAAAAAGTTATATAATATACAATTTATTTATTCTTAAAAATAAATGATCATCAGCCATTTTTTTATTAAATATTGAAAGCCTAATCTCTTTATCATGACAATCTTTATTATAAACTTTATCCAAAAGAAGAGTTGGTGAAACTCCAAACTGTGAAAAAGTTTCTAGCCTGTCTATTTTGTTGCTATTAAATATTTTTATGTGTTTTTTTCCATCCTTTATAAGGCATAATAGTAAATATAAATTATATTTTTGACATAACTTAAACCATAGTTTAATAGAAGCTTTCAAATACTCATAATTAGTATTTTTTTTTTCTAAAGAATTTTTTTCATACAAAATATTATAATGATACATTAAATGTTTTGAAATGTAGTTCAAAATAGGTTGTAATTTTTCTCTTGAATAATAAAAATTACATTCAAGCATAGAAGTTAAATAATGAGAAATATATTCAATTTTCATATGTTTTTCATACAACTCATTTAGATTATGACCATGAGCTCTTGAATAAGATACTAAATTAATTTTTCCATATTTAACATCAAATGTAAATTTAGTAAAAAAGTTGAACGCATTCTCACAGTTAATAAAATGAGTAATAATTTTAACAATATCTTTAGGTAATACACACAACAACATATATGACATGGTGTAATGCGTTAAATATCATATAATAATTATTAATATAAACAATTAAAAAATCAATTTTTATTTAAAAATTGATTTATTTATTAAGTGTAATTATATGTATGTTAAAAATTTAAAAAAATTGAAATTTTTAGTATTTATTGGTTCCAAAAGATAATTGATTGTATTATCATAGTGAATCATGTCATCGAGGATGTCTATGAACGACAAAGACAATCGTTTCTTTGACCGCTTTAGTGGCGGTGATGTCTACAAGATGTCTCCCAAACAGCTTAAAAAGTATTGCTCCAAGGCTTTATGTAGAGTTCAGCCTAATACGGCTGAACAAGAGCCATGGCTGATGACATATCACGAGGTGATGAAGCGCATCCGTGAAATGTACTGTCGTGAATTGAAACAAACAATTTCGTGGCTGGAGAAAGAAAAGACCAATTTCCAGCCTCTTCCGCGTCTCGAGCATCTCGAGCAGCGTTTCGAGCGTCTCGTGCAGCGTATCGTGCGTCTCGAAAAACGACTCGACGAGGCAAAACTACAATTGGGGTATTCTCTGAATCCGTGGTGGCGGAAGTAGAAATAGAGAAGAAAAAAAAATAAATCAAATTTTATTTAAAAATTGATTTATTTATTTATTAAAAATTTATTTATATTAAATATAATGTCTACAGAACTTAAAATATTCTTTGAAATATTTTTTAATACTATTAATGAAATAAATGAAAATAAGACAAATATACCACTACGCAATTCTGCATTAGCAATTACAAGAAACCTATATTTTGATATTTTAATGGGAATTACAAATGAATTAAGAAATAATCAAGAAACTATAAATGAATCAAATAATTTTCAAAATAATATTATTAATGGATTTCAGACAGCTCAAAATTCTTTCACAATGACTCCATTTTTAACTAATTCAATTAATATGTGTACCGGATTTAGCACAAAAAGCAAAGAAATGTCAATATTTTTATTTATTTAATTTTTCATCCAGAATATTGCTTTAACTTCGTTTTTGGCTTGCGGAAGTTCTATTTTATACCCTATATAAAGTGCATATTCTTTTAATTTATAATACGGTGGAGGTTTATCCCATTCTTCAATATAAATTTTTATTATACTATGACATACTGCATTTAGATCCCAAAAGTTGGGTTCTGTTTCATGATCTCTAATTTCTTTAATTCTGTTATATAGCTTTTTATAAGCAGGTAATTTACAGTCTTCTTTAATAGATTCTTTTTTAGCTTCTACATATTCTATTTCTTCTTTAGTAAAGTTTGTTATATAATTTCCATCTTTTATAATATACGCTTGGTATTGTTCAAGTTTTAATATTTCTTTTTCTTGACAATGCATTAGACGCCCTTCACTATCACGTCTAATTAGATGATTAATTTTTTTATTAATAAAATCTGATTTCGTTGATTTTGATAGAGTTGGTAAGATTAAATAACAGTGTAAATGCGGGTTATTTTCTTTGTCTTTTTTATCTTTGGATTCATAAGCCCAAATATATTTATGTACATTAAATTTGTTATTGTATAATCTGGCTAGCTCAAATTTATCTTCCCATTTTATAGCCTCAAGGGGAAGACTAAATCGTATTGCTTGGATCATCATTCCAGGCGGTATAGAATGCCCTAAAGTATTTGTTTCTGTTGTCATTCTTTATTTTATATAATTTATAATAGTATTTATTATAATAATAAAAGTATCAATTTTTTACATTATATAATTATTGTAATTTTTATATAAACATTGTGTACTGTAAATGTAAATAGGTATTTTAATTATTGATTGAAAATTATATTTACTAATTATATTTTCATTACATATTAAATCTATATGAATATCTTTATTAGAAAAAAAACCAATATTTTGCATATCTTTAATAAAATTTTTTAAAATAAATTTAAAATCAATATCTAATATTTCACTTTTACAATTAAATTCTAATGATTTTGTTTTTAAATCAATATATTTAAAACCATTAATATAGTTAGTATTATCTATTAATTCTTTTAAATTTAGGTTGTCGTTAATGTTTATAGAAATTTCTTCATTATTATAACATAGCTCGTCTTTTGATGTACATTCTATTTTAATTTTATAATTATTTTTTTTAATAGGTATTTTAGTTTCTGATTGAAAATTATATTTAAAAATTATTTCCTCTGATTTATTATTGTTTATTTTTATTAAATTTATAGTATTAGATTCACTAGAAATAAAACCACTATCTTTCATACGTTTAATAAATTTTTTAAAATCAAGCTCTGATATTTCAATACCACGTTTACACATAAATTCTAATGATGATTTTGTTGTAAAACTTTCAAAATCAAACGGAGATATTTCATTACCACATTTACATATAAAATTTAATGGTTTTTTTGTAACATTTAATAATTGTTTATTTAATAATGCTTTTTCAAGAGTGGATGTATTATTTATTATTTTTTTATGTAATATTAATGCTTTTTCAATAATGGTTTTATCTATTAATTTTTTTAAATTTTGTTTGTTAGGATTTTTTTTAGAAATTTCTTCATTATTATAAAATAATAGATGGTTAGTAGAAATGTCTTCATTATTACAAAATAAATGTTTATTAGAACTGTCTTCGTTATTATAACATAGAATATCTTCTGTTTTACACAATATTTTAATTTTATAATTATACATAATATTAATTATAAAATGTGTCTTTAAACAATGATTCAAGTAAAAATATTTTATATAATAAATATATAATATATAATATATTAAATGTTATGGAGTACTATTTTAACCAATTGGGAAAAAGGTATTACTTTGAAATATCCAAAAAATATAAAAGGTAAATTTCAATGGAATACAAGTGTATTAAAAAATAATGGAAACGTAAAATTCAAACAAAAATTTAGAACTCACGAACAACTACCAGAAATTGAAAATAAAAAAGATTTTCAAGAACATATAGAAAATTCACAAAATAAATATGTTGTTTCTTTTCCAAATTTAAGTAAAGATACTATGTTAGTAATTCCAATGCCTGTTAGTGGTAAAAATTATGCTACATTAAAAGATTTTATTGATAATGCACCTGAAATACAACAACAAGAATTTTGGAAACACGTAGCAGAAGTTGCTAAAAAATGTATGAAGAAAAATGGTAAAGTATGGATAAGTGTGAATGGTTTAGGAGTTGCTTATACACATGTAAGAATATCAACTATTCCAAAATATTATTTTGCATCAGAACTTAAAAATGAATAAAATTTATCTTATTTTATATAAAAATATTTAGATCCGGATTGTTTTCTTTAATTTGATTTATAATTTCTTCACGACCATTATAAATTGCAAATTTTAATTCTTCTTTTTTAACATCCTTATAATCTTTTTCATTTGATATTTTATCTAAAAATTTTTGAATATTATTAGAAGTAAATGGTGTTATTTTATCTTTATAATCTTCATAAAAATTTTCAATATCAGCTATTCGATTATCTATAATTGAATCCAACAAATCCATTTTTGATACAGCTATAAATTTTTTACAAGTATCATCATATTTATAAGCTACATTATTTTGTAAATTAGTAATATACATACTTTTATATTGTTTATATTTATTATTAGGATTAACGTGAACCATCTTAACCATTTCAATAACTGAATTAGAATGTTTATTTAATAAACCAATTTTTTCATTTTCAGATAATACTTTATTAAAATCCTCATAACCAAGTTGAATAATAAAATTATTATTGATAATACCATTATTATTCATATTTAATTGATTATTAATTTTTTGTAATGTTTTAGGATGTATTTTCATTGATTTTTGTACAAGTTCTTTTAATTCTTCTATTTGTTTTTCTAATTTTTCATTTTGTTTTTTTATTTCATAAATTTCTGTTGAATTAATATTTATAGATAATTTACATTTTTGTTCATGTTTCCATCTATACATTCTATCACAAAGTTGTTTATTACAATATTTACATGTATTACCATCTATCTTTTTATGTAGTGTTTTATTACTACATTTATTACTACATTTTTTTTTATCTTCTACTACATTTATACTACATTTTACTACATTATTATTATGATATTTTTTGATGTGTAGCCATCTACTTTTATATGATGCATAATACTTATTACAGAATTCACATCTATACTCTGCTCTATCTACCATTATATATATTCTATTTTAGATTTTATTTGCTTATATATTTTTTTATTTTAGTCTATTAAAATAGATATCTATTTTTTTTGAGAGAGAGAGATTGATAAATAAAAAATTGAAAATTATATATTATAATATTTATATATTAAAATACTTAAATTAACAAATGGATGATGTTCGCAGATTAATCCATTTACCTGAAGAACTACTATTAATAATTGCTGGATATCTATCTTTTCAAGACTGTATTTTACTACATGAAGTAAATAAACTATTAAATAGTATTTTTCATCAATTTATGATTATGAAATATAAAGGAATAAAAATAGATTTTAGAAATAAAGATAGATTACCTATGGTACAATTTTATCATTTAGTTAAGGTTTATATTAGTAATTTAAGTCAACTTGATAATGTTTCTCTTAAAGATAGTTATGAGTCAAAAGTAGTATTTAAAGTATTAGAAAAAAATACATCATTAAAATTTCTTAATTTTGCTGGTTGCAACACAAAATCTTTTGAAGCAGAATTTGATCGTTATTTTTTAGAAATAATATTATCAAATGTAATATTATTATCAACAGCTTTAAAAAGAAATAAATCAGTGATAATACTTGACCTATATCGTAATAATTTAGAAGATGAAGCAGCTATAGCAATAGCATCAGCATTAAAAATAAATAAAACACTTACAACACTTAGCTTTCATGATAATAGAATACGTGACGATGGAGCTAAAGCAATAGCAAAAGCATTAGAAACAAATACAACACTTACAAATCTTAGTCTTGCTTTTAATAGGATAGAAACCGAAGGAATCTATACATTAGCAACAGCGTTAAAAATAAATACAACACTTACAAGACTTGACTTTTCTGGTAATAAGGGTATAGGAGCTGGATATGGTTTAATAAGAGAAATATTAAAAACAGGAAGAAAAATAAAGATACCTGGGTCAAAATGGCAGTAATAAGTATAAAATTGTTTTGTAGTATTTTATTACTACATTTACTACTACATTTTTTTTCATTATTTACTACATATATACTACAATTTACTACATTATTATTATATTATTTTTGATGTATAATCATCTACTTTTATAAGATATAAATCGTATTATGTTTTTTACTTTATTATATATCTATTTTTATTATTTTGTAGTCTATTTTTAATTTCATATGCTTATACGTTTTTTATTTGAATCTATTAAAATAGAGATGCTATCTTTTGAGAGAGAGAGAGATTGGAAATAAAAAATTGAAAATTATATATTATAATATTTATATATTTAAACAGTTAAATTAACAAATGGATGATGTTCGCAAATTAATCCATTTACCTGAAGAACTACTATTAATAATTGCTATGTATCTATCTTTTCCAGACTGTATTTTACTACATGAAGTAAATAAACTATTAAATGGTATTTTTCATCAATTTATGATTACGAAATATAAAGGAATAAAAATGAATTTTGAAAATAAAGATATATTACCTATGGTACAATTTTATCATTTAGTTAAGGTTTCTATTAGTAATTTAAGTCAACTTGATATTGTGTTTTCTTCTACAGATACGTATGAGTCAAAAGTAATATTTAAAGCATTAGAACAAAATACATCACTAAAATTTCTTAATTTTGCTGGTCATAACACAAAAAAATATAAAGGAGAATATCAATATTGTAATTTAGGAAAATTATTATCAAATGTAATATTATTATCAAAAGCATTAGAAATAAATAAATCAGTGGTAATACTTGACCTATATGGTAATCCTATAGGAAATGAAGGAGCTATAGCAATAGCATCAGTATTGAAAATAAATAAAACACTAACAAAACTTAGCTTATATGATAATAGAATATATAACGAAGGAGCTATAGCAATAGCAAAAGCATTAGAAACAAATACAACACTTACAAATCTTAGTCTTGCTTTTAATAGGATAAAAGAACCAGGAATCAAAGCATTAGTATCCTCGTTAAAAATAAATACAACACTTACAATACTTAACTTTTTTAGTAATTGTTCAATGAATGTTGTATATTTTGAAGTAAAAGAAATATTAAAAACAGGAAGAAAAATAAAGATACCTGGGTCAAAATGGCAGTAATAAGTATAATTTGTTTTATCTGTCATTATTTTATATATATTTTTTTTGAGAGAGAGATTAGAAATAAAAAATTGAAAATTATATATTATAATATTCATATTTTATACAATTAAATTAACAAATGGATGATGTTCGCAGATTAATCCATTTACCTGAAGAACTACTATTTATAATTATTGAGTATCTATCTTTTCAAGACTGTATTTTACTACATGAAGTAAATAAACTATTAAATGGTATTTTCCCTCAAATTATAATTATAAAAAATAAAGGACTAGAAATGAATTTTATAAATAAAGATAATTTACATATAGTACAATTTTATCATTTAATTAAATTTGGTATTAGTAAGCAAAATACACTTAATTTTTGTTGTAATGAAATTAATAGCACTAGTATTAAAGTATTATCAAAAGCAATAGAAACAAATACAACAATTGAATTACTTTCTTTTTATCGTACTATAATGAACGACAAAGGAGCTATAGTAATAGCAAAAGCATTAAAAATAAATAATACACTAATAGAACTTTTCATTTCTCATAGTTTAATAGGTAACGAAGGAGCTATATATATAGCGAAAGCATTAAAAATAAATAATACACTGACAGAACTTATCATTTCTAATAGTTTAATTGGTAACAAAGGAGCTATAAAAATAGCAGAAGCATTAGAATCAAATTCAACACTAACAAAACTTATGTTTGATAATAATAAAATAGGCGATAAAGGAATAGTAGCAATAGCAAAAGCATTAGAAAAAAATAAAAAATTAAGAGAACTTAACCTTAGTTGTAATTTAGAAATATATGATAAAGAAGCTAAACTAATAGCAAATGCATTGAAAATAAATACAACACTAACAAAACTGGACCTGTCTAACAATAATATAGGCGACGAAGGAATTAAAGAAATTGCAACAGCATTAGCAATAAATACAGCACTTAAAATACTTAACCTTATTTATAATAGAATATATAACAAAGGCGCTATATCACTAGAAGAAGCTATGAAAACAAATACAACACTGGAAAAACTTTACTTACATAAGAATAACATAAGTTTAGAAAGAATCTTAGCAATAGAGATAGCATCAGATAGAACTACATTCAACATACCTGGTAAACAATTTTTTTAAATAGTAATAAAAAAATTGAGAATTATAAATTATAATAATTATTTTTAAACAAATAAATTAAAAAAATGAATAGGTCAAATAATATATCTTTAGATAAGCTAAATTATGATTTACTATATATAATATTTAGTTCATCACATATAGATTCTATTTTAGACTTACTTAAAGTAAATAAACAATATAAATCTATTGCATTAAATATATTAAAAACATTAAAAAATATAAATTTTTTAAATAATACATTAACTATGACAAAATTTTATACATTAGCTAAGATATTTATAAATAATATTAATAAACTTGACCTTTCAAATAATAAAATAAATAGTATTAGATTTTGTGCATTAACAGAAACTTTAAAAACAAATATATCACTATTAGAACTAAATCTTTCTAATAATAATATTGGTAATTATGGAACTACATTATTGTCAGAAGCCTTAAAACAAAATACAAATTTGGCAATACTTCAGCTTCACACTAATAATCTTAATGATAATGGAACCATAGTATTATCACAAGCTTTAATAATAAATAAATCAATTACAAAATTGGATCTTTCAAAAAATAGTATTAGTGATATTGGTGCCATATCATTAGTATATGTTTTAGAAAAAAATACAAATTTAAAAGAACTTTATCTATTTTTTAATAATATTGGTGATGTAGGAGCAAACGAATTATTAGGAACATTAAAACAAAATAATATATTAAAAACACTTAATCTTTCTGGAAATAGAATTGGTTTTAATGGAATAAAAGAAATTACAGAAATATTGTTAACAAATAACACATTAACAGAACTCGATTTTTCTAAGAATAATATATGTAGTGATGGAGTTATTGCAATAATAGATGCATTTAAACAAAATATATCACTAACAAAACTTTATCTTAATGATATCGGTTATTATAGAGCCATAACAATAACAATAGCTGAATCTTTAATAAAAAAGACAACACTGACAACACTTGAGCTTAATAGTAATAATATTGATTATCCAGAAGCTATAGCAATAGCAGAAGGATTAAAAACAAATACATCACTAACAGAATTTAATCTTAACGATAATAATATTGGTCCACAAGGAGCTATAGCAATAGCGGAAGCTTTGAATATAAATACAACACTAAAAGAATTTAACCTTAATAACAATAATATCGGTCCACAAGGAGCCATAGCAATAATGAAAGCCTTAATAATTAATACATCAATTACAACACTTGAGCTTTCTAAAAATAAAATTGGTGATAATGAAATAATATCAGAATCATTTATACAAAATACAACATTAATAAAACTTAATATCTCTCTTAATAAAATAGGTGTTATAGGAGCCAAAGCAATAGCAAAAGCATTAGAAAAAAATACAACATTACGAACACTTGATATTAGTTGGAATCATATAAATGACGATGGAACAAAAGCAATTGCAGAACTTTTAATAAATACAAAACTTAATATACTTAACATCTCTATGAATGATATAGGTATTGAAGGAATAAAATCAATAACAAAAGCTTTAAAAATTAATACAACATTAAAAACACTTAATATTGAATTTAATGATCTAGGTATTTTAGGCAAGAGCAATAGCAGACGCTTTTGAAATAAATACATCCCTTACAATACTTATGATTGGTTGTTGTAATATAGGTGATAATGAAATAAAAATAATAAAAAAAGTTTTAATAAATAATAAATCAATAACAAGACTTATTAGTAATATTAGTATTAACTATATTGAAAGAATATTTTTTCTAAGACATATGTTTGAAAATATATAATATTAAAGTAATTAATGTAAATATTATATTTGTATATTGTTAAATTATTTATTTATATTAAAAAAATAATAAATTATTTCATAAACAATGTCATCAAAGGCTATACGTCTACATGAAGTAGCACCAGCTATTCCAGATACACCAGTCAATATTATAAATATTGAATATAATAAAAAAATTAAACAAATCGCCATATTCTAATAAATTACTTAGTATATGTAATGAAATATCTAAACTTTTATATAATAAAAATTTACAAAGTTTTATTTTTTCTATATAATTTTTAGTGAAACACATAGTTTTATTTTAATTATTTAATTTTTTTAATTTTTTATTTGTCTTTTGAAAGTCTAAAGTTATTAGACTATAAACTTTAATAAATAAACATAATAAACTAATTTTTAAATAAAAATTAGTTTATTTTTATACCACCTACCCCCTTTTTTTATATCATGTTATTATCCGCCGACACACAACACACTAAGCATACCCAAACTTTGCAGTCAGAGCCTACTTAGCATGAACTTCCTCCAGAGCTTTAGTCATCTCCAAAGGATATGAAGATTGCCTCCATTTTGTGCACAATAAGTAATCCCGAGCCTCCCCTGTTTAGCATGGTCCAACATATCCCAAGCCTGATGGCACTGCCACATGAAAGAAAGACCTTCACCCCAAGCCGAAACCCAACACACTAAGCACACACCAACTTTGCAGGCATAGCCTCCCGCTTAGCTTGAGCTGCCTCCAGAGCTGCAGTCATCTCCAAATGATATGTAGACTGCCTCCATTTTTTGTACGAGAAGTCAACCAGAGCCTCCGCATCTTTAGCCTGGTCAAACATATCCCTGATCGTAGCATCTGCTGCACCAATCAGAGCCTGGTACAACTGAACATACGTCTCATGCAAATGAACACAATGCAGATAGTACCACCACTTGAAAGAAGGACCATCTGCATCCAAAGCCGAATCCAGATTCTGAGTCTCAATCCCAACCTGTTTGGCATGCCACTCACGCCATTCAGAAAGAATCTTGATCCAATCCTTCGGAGTCGGCTTGGTAGTAAGCAGGTAATCAACATCCTCTTTGGTGATCCGACGAAACGCGATTTTCATGGTTGCTGATGACGCGAGAGAGCAAGAGAGAGCAAGAGAGAGCGAGAGAGAGCGAGAGAGAGCGAGAGAGGGTGTATCCGTAAATAACAAGTTTTTCTATTGGAACCAGTAAACACTTTATTTTTCAATTTTTTATAAATCAAACTAATAATTAAATTTTTTTATTAAAACAAGTGACCCATTTAATACGAGATTCCAAACTATAATAAATTATAGTTTTAAATTTTTTTGTATGATTTATATAGCCGTAGGATACTATACCTGGTCTTTTTGTAAAAGTTGTAGAAGCCTATTGATTATCAGTGATTGGTCGTTAATTTCTTGTGCTTGTTTTTTGTTGATTTCAGCTTGTCTTTTGTTGATGACAGTCTGTTCTTTGAACAAGCATTGTGCATGTGCACGAGCAGCTTGTTCTGTCTTGAGTTGATTTTTAAGCTCTTCAATCATAGCCTGATTATCGGCAATGAGCTGCATAACTTTTTCTGTAGGTATAGGCATCTTTAGTGAAATACAGTGCCTGTTTGCTCTCTATACCTAACTTTTTCTACTAAAATCATGTAAACACTTAAATTTTCAATTTTTTAATTTATAATAAAAAAAATTATCTGTTAGTGCATTATTATATGTTTTATTTCTAGAAAATTAGCTTTCTATTAATTTTCTTATTATTTAGCTTTTTGATACTATTGATATTATTAGTTAACTTTTTAATATCAGATAGAAGTTTATCGATTAGATTATTTTCAATTTTAAAAATAAAATTATTAGGGTCCTCTTTGATATAAACCTTATTTTCACAAGATTTCATTTTTCTTTGTAGATACATAATATTGTGAATTATTATTTTATTATCATCTAAAATTTTTTCTATAAGTAAAAGATTATCAAAATTTATATTATTGTTTTGTTGAAAGAATTTTATAAGCAAATTTTTATTTTCAGATAATCGTTTTTCTATTTCATTATTAATTATGCTAATATATTGTTTATTATAATACTTAAAATTACTTTCATCAATGTTCTTATCTTGGTTTCTATTTGCGTTGGTTTTGTAGTAGCTTTTAATTTTAATGTTTCTTCCTAATACTCTATCATCCCATCGTTTACAAGCATTAGCACATCTTTCATTACGATAAACCGTGTTTTTCCCATCAGTTATAAACATCATATGACCACAAGATGACATTTTTGATTGTATAATTAATAATATAACATTAATAAAGTCTTATTTTTTCAATTTTTTAATAAATTGTTCTAATAATACCAATAATTAATATTTTTAACTTTTTATTACACATGAGTACCTTTTAACAAATTTTAATAAATGAATCCATTTAATACGGGATTCCAAACTATAATAAATTATAGTTTGAAATTTTTTGTAAAGTATTGCCCTTCCCGACCTTCCCTACCAAAACCAGGGTCAAGTCCAATTAGACCAACTGAATGGTCATTTCACCCCGTTTGTTTCACTTGGTAGAGCCTGAACCAGGTGTACGGTACTGAGTGGACCCAGAACTCTTCTGTGCATCCAGGAGTACCTTGATCTGCTCTGGGGTATACAGGTTCTCGACTTGCTTCTGGATAGCGCGACGAGTAGGGTTGCCATAGATCATGGTGGGCGTGGTCGTCGTAATCTCTGGCATGGTTGCTGGTATCGAGAGAGCGAGCGAGAGCGATTGGCAGTTGTATATAACCTAATTTTTCTATTGGAACCAATAAACACTTAAATCTTCAATTTTTTTATATCATTATTAAAAAGTGTAATGACTTATATTTTATTTATTTTAATCTTTGTTCAAAACATTTTCTACATATAAAAGTTAATTGATTATGAATAAACGGTTCATATTCTTTACCAAGATTTTTTTCATAGAAAAATTGGGAAATACACTTTTGATTTTTTCTCAATGCTTTAAATTCAATAATAATTTTCTTAGCAAGTTCTATAGATAAGTTTAAAAATAATTCTTCGTTGATATCTTTATTATGTAAATCATCAAAATGAAAAAGAGGCTCGTATAGTGTTTTTATATTATTAATAATTTTTTCGTTTTCAATAAAAGGAGTTGGGTTATTGTCTACTAATTCTTTGTTATTATAATTTTTAATAATATAATTATCACGTTGCTTATCAAGTATAATCATTTCATTATTTATATAATTTTTCATGTTCTTAATTTTTTCATGAAGTTTTTGGATATTATAGAAAGAGTAAAAAGACATTTATTAGATTCTATAAATAAATATTATTATAATAATTATATTCAATTTTTAAATATTCTTTAGTAATTCACGCATTTTGTTACTGTAAAACATAAGGGGTTGAGAATCTGATGCATAATCTTTATTAACAACAAAACATTTAATTTGTTCTAAATCTTTTTTTAATTCCTTATCAAGAAGTTCTGTATTTTTCATACACAACAATGGATGTCTCATTAGATTTTCACCATTGTTTTCACGAAATAGTTTTAGTAAAGTATTTTCACCATCTTCTTGTTGACTAAAAAATTCACAAATATTTCTAAAATTATTTCTTCCTTTTGATGATTCATTGATACACCAGAATCCATCGAATGTTACTTGGGGAAATGTGTCCGTTAAAAATGCAGCACTACAACAGTTGGCTATTTCTTTTTGTGATGACATATGTAATTGTCCGTCACCCCATTTACGATTTTGTAAATTTACCCAAACTAAAGAATAGTCAGCGCTGTTATCAGACATTATTAATTGGTTTGTTTGCGGATAATATACTATCTTAATACATTAACCTATTAATATATTAAAATTTCAATTTTTTTAATAATACTTTATTATAGCTCTAAAATATAAAATAAAAAATTGAAAAAAAAATATCATTTAATTTCAATAATAGAGATTTGTGTATAAATATTGATTGTTATGAAGATACATTCGAAGTATTTAAAGAAATTCATCATTATTCTGATAGAAGATATGTACATAAAAAACAAAAGGCTTTAAATACATCAATAATAATAATAAATAATAAAAAATTTACTATTAAATCTCATTATTGTTGTGAATGTTTTAAAAAATATGTTTTAATTGGTGATAGAAAAAATGTAGAAGAAATATATCATAACAATTTGTGCGATCAAGTAAATATACAATTTAATTAAATATCTTTTGTGATTATATATTTATATAAACACATTGAGAATAATATAAAATTGTATAATTATTAACCTTTTAAGTGTAATTTTAATTTTGTTGACTTATTGAAGTTGTTGATAATTAACATCTTAATATTTAGTAATATAGTAAGATTTTTGGTTTAATTCTTGAATGTCAAAAGTCGTGATTAAATTGTGTTCTTTTTTATAGTCTACAAACATATATATTATTTTTATTTACATCTTTGTTATTTAATCATTTTTTTGATAGTAT